GTGGCTCGGTGGCAGCCGAGAAACGCGAGGTACATCAAGTCGTGACAGGTGAAGTATGCAGCCTAGAACTCTGACTTACAACGCCGTGGAACTTCGTCCGGCGAAGAACTCCATTGCCATCTGCCAAGGTGATCAGGTCGTGACCATCACTCTGGATCAACTCCACCAATTCACAAGCGATCTCTGCATCCTCGCCGCATCGATGCGCGAAGACATGCGCAATCCGCTGGAGGACGAATAATGAGCTTCCAAGCTATGGCGTGGGCTACTGAGCAGAAGCTCCCAACACGAGAGAAGTTCGTGTTGATCATGCTCGCGAACTATGCCGGCAATGAGCAGTGGGATTGCCACCCGAGCATCAATACCTTGGCCGATGATACCGGCATGAGTCGCGACACGGTTATCAGGGCAATAAAGGCCCTGGAAGATGCCTCTCTGGTGAAGATCGTTCGCCGCAATGTTGATGGTATCAACCTCCCCAATATCTACCGTCTTATTCGTGCAGGGGGTAGTAGCACAGTGCAGGGGGTAGTAGCTGTATGCGACCAGGGTAGTAGCACTGTGCAGGGAGGGGTAGTAGCTGTATGCGACTCTAACCAGTCATTAGAACCTATCATTGAACCAGTAGAGCAGCGCGCATCCGCGCCGCAAAAAGATTCCGGGTTGATCGGGCTGGATGAAATCAAATCCGAGTTTCCCGACTTGCCGGAACAGCTTGTCCGGGATTTTCTCCGCGTCCGAAAGGCGAAGAAGGCTCCGCTGACCGAAACCTCGTGGCGGCGGATCGCGAAAGTTCTTTCCGAAGCTTCCGAGAAGGGCTGCACTCCGAGTGACGCTCTCGGGTTGGCAGTTGAGCGTGGCTGGCAGGGTCTTTCGCTGCAGTGGCTTTCCAATGCCGGCTTGCTGACCTCGAATGTTAAACCGATCCGCAAAGGGCTTGGCCCGGACGGAAAGCTGCTGCCCGGATATTTCTGGCACGAAGCCGATATCGACCTTCCGGTTGAGAAGCGCCGCATCCTGAGCGATGAAACCCACGACCGCGCCTCCGGGTATCGCTGGGACTACCTGCGCTCCAGGGGGCTGGCATGACTCCCTCGCAGATCGCCCAGCGCCTCGCAGATCGCGTGATCGACGTGGCTCACCACCTGCTGCCCGGCGGCAAGCGTGAGGGCTCGGAGTGGCGTGTCGGCAGCGTGAACGGCGAGAAGGGCCAGAGCCTGGGGGTTCACCTCAGGGGCGAGAAAGCAGGTGTCTGGTGCGACTTCTCGACCGGTGAAACCGGCGACTTGCTGGACCTGTGGCGCGCTGTCCGTGGTTGCGACATGGGCACTGCACTCACCGAGGCAAAATCCTACCTTGGGATCACCGAGCCAAAGCTCGAAGCGCCGTCGAGGAGGGCCTACGTCCGCCCTGATCGTCCGAAGTGCAAGGCCCCCGTCGATGATTCGCCGGTCATGGCTTACCTGGCAGGTCGTGGCCTGAAGCCCGAAACCATCGCGGCGTTCAAGATCGGCGAGAAGGGCCGGGACATCGTGTTCCCGTTCCTGCGCGACGGCGCCCTGATCCACTGGAAAACCCTGTGCATCGACCGCGAGAACGGCAAGAAGAAAATCTTCGCCTCCAAGGACTCCGAACCATGCCTGTTCGGCTGGCAGGCGATTCCGGACGGTGCCCGCGAAGTGACGATCACCGAGGGCGAGATCGACGCCATGACCGCCTGGCAGTACGGCCGGCCGGCGCTGTCGGTTCCCTTCGGCGGCGGCAAGGGCGAGAAGCAGGCGTGGATCGAACACGAATACTCGCGACTCTCACGGTTCGACGTGATTTACCTCGCCATGGACAACGACGAGGCAGGCAAGCAGGCGACCGAGGAACTGATCAAGCGCCTGGGGCGTGAGCGCTGCCGCATCCTCGACCTGGGCTGCAAGGACTTCAATGAAGCCCTGGATGCCCTGTACTACACCCGCGACGACATCGACGATTGCTACGCCAAGGCCAAGACGCTCGATCCCGAGAAGCTGGTAGGGGCTGAATCGTTCGTCGATGAGGTCTGCGCCGAGTTCTTCGAGCGCAACCCGGTGGTCATGGGCATGGCCACGCCCTGGGAGAAGTCCCGCGACATGATCCGCTTCCGCGACAGCGAGGTCACGATCTGGACCGGCTGGAGTGGACACGGGAAATCCCAACTCCTGAACTACCTCGCCTTCCACGGCATGCGCCAGGGCGAAAAGTTCTGCATCGCCTCGATGGAGATGCCGGCCAAGCGCACCCTGCAACGGATGGTCCGCCAGGCGGCCGGTCTCAACCAGCCTTCCCGCGGTTACATCCACGCCATCCTGCAGTTCCTGGGCGGTCGTCTCTGGATCTACAACCAGATGGGCTCGGCCAACACCGCCGAGATGATCGACACCTTCCGCTACGCCGCCCGCCGCTACGGAGTGAAGCAGTTCATCGTCGACAGCCTGGCGAAGCTGGGTATGGCCGAGGATGACTACAACGGCCAGAAGCAGGCCATGGAGGCCATCGTCGGCTTCGCCCATGAGATGGGCGTCCACGTCCACCTGGTTGCGCACCCGCGCAAGGCGGATGACGAAGCCAAGATCCCCGGGAAGCTCGATGTTCGCGGCGGCGCAATCCTTACCGACCTGGCCGACAACGTGATCACCGTCTGGCGCAACAAGCGCAAGGAAGAAGCGCTCAAGGCAAACGATGAAGACCAGGCCGAGTACTTCGGCAAGCAGTCGGACGTGAAGATGATCATCACCAAGCAGCGCCTGACTGGCGTCGAGGAATCCATTCCGCTCTGGTTCGATCCCGCATCCGCTCAGTATCTGGAGCGCGAAGGTCACAAGCCTCGCCAGTGGGTTGAGTACTCCGGGATCGCCCAACAACAAGCTGATCAGGAGGCCGCATGAAGCGCTGCTGGAAGGTAGTTCTGCCGGGCCGCCCGGCGTTCACGATGATCCTGATGGAAGACTGCGACCCGATCGCAGTGGTTCGTTCGATTTGGCCGGAGGCGAGCGTGCAATGACTCCCGCAAAGCAGGAAATCCTCATGCAAGGCCAGACCGGTATCGCCATGAAGGTCTACGACTGCGTACCCATTGCCGAGGCCTGGAGTTCGTTCCAGGTAATGACCGCCATGCGGAACATGACCGGCAGCACTCCCGACTCGCGGATCGTCTCCGGCTGCCTGTCCTCACTGGTCGATGCCGGCCTGATCAAGAAGAACGGCCGCGATTCCTTCCAGCGCATCCCCGTGGAACCCAAGACCAAAACCCAGGAGCCGAAGATGGCCGAGCCCGCGAAGAAGATCGAAACCCCGGCCGAGCCGAAGCGCACCGCGTCCCCACTGGAAATGCTGGGCGAGCTGGCTACCGAAATCGTCGGCGTGGCCGAGCACATGAAGCGCCTGGCCTCGCGTGTCGAGGACGTAGCTCTGGCCGTAGAGCAGGAACGCGAGGCAAATGCCAAGTCGATGGAGAGCTATCGCCAGCTCAAAGCGCTGCTGAAGAGCCTGCAAGGGGAGGGCGAGTAATGGCCGAGCAAATCATCTATTGCTCCTTCTGCCACGAGTCTCAGCACGATCTTGAAGTTCTGATCACGGGACCTGAGGCGAACATCTGCAATAAGTGCGTCGATATCTGTATTGGACTGATTGGGGAAGTCTCTCCCGAGAAGACCGATTCTCCTGCCGCGCCGAGCGAAACCGAAAAGGGGGAGGACTGATATGGACATCTGCGACATCGCCAACGACTACGCCGAGCGTTCCCTGAACGAGCGAATTCAAGGTCGCGTGCAGTACGCCGGTCATAGCGCTGAAGAGTGCCAAGAATGCGGATGCGAGATTCCCGAGGCCCGCCGAAAGGCTGTGCCTGGGTGCTGCATGTGTGTGGACTGCCAGGAAATCAGTGAGGTGCGGAAATGAAGCTGCTGAAGTTCCTTCTGATATGGGCGGAGTCGAGTTGGTTTGGTTCGCTGTACGCGCAGAAATACTGCCCTTTGTGGAATGCAGCGCTCAGCAACCTGATCAATAAGCATGGTAACGAAGCGAAATTTGATCGCTACACAACGACGCTCGGCGGCGTGTTGATCTGGACTGGCAGCCCCTTCTATTCGTATGGCCACATCCTGGCTTTTGGCATTGAAGCTCGCCGACCTTCACTGTTCAACATGTATCGACTTTGGCTTATCCACGATAGCGGCAAGGCTCGCAGGGATAGAGCCGCTAAGGATCAGTACGCGCTAAAGATGAGGGAGATTGCCAATGGCTAACCCATCCTTCCCCATCCGCACTGAGCAGGACCGCTCTCGGGCAATCGCCATTCTCCAGCGCCTCGACCTGAGCGAAGGAAAGTCCTGGAGCCTGAAGGATGCCGCGCGCAGTGACGCCCAGAACAGACGTTTATGGGCCATGTTGCGCGACATCTCCCAGCAGGTGGAGTGGTACGGCCGGAAGCTGGACAGCGAATCGTGGAAGCACATCTTCAGCGCCGCAGTTCAGCAGCAGGACGCCGTGCCCGGCATCAACGGCGGATTCGTCGTCCTCGGCGTCTCGACCAGCAAGCAGTCGAAGAAGTGGTTCAACGAGATGTTCCTGGTGATGGAGGCCTTCGCCGCTGAGCGGGGTGTGAAGTTCACCACGCGGGATTACTGGGAGGGTGCGGCATGAGCCTGATCAAGCGCTACGAGCGCAACACCGCTGGCCGCGACTTCGCCGTCGGCGATATCCATGGCCACTTCACGCGCCTGCAGGAGGGGCTGGATGCCGCAGGCTTCAATCCGGCCTGTGATCGGCTGTTCAGCGTCGGCGACCTGGTGGACCGCGGCCCAGAATGCCGTGACGTGCTCGACTGGCTAGCCAAGCCCTGGTTCCACCCGGTGCGCGGCAACCACGACGACTACGTCTGCCGCTTCGACACCTGCGATGTCGACAACTGGATCTACAACGGCGGCTCCTGGTTCGCCGGCCTGCCGTTCGACGAGCAGAACGAGTTCGCCGTCCAGTTCCGCGAACTGCCCATCGGCATCGAGGTGGAGACCGACGCCGGCTTAATCGGGCTGCTCCATGCCGACTGCGTCTTCGATTCCTGGGATGCGCTCAAGCATGAGCTCGGCTGCGCGAGCAACCAGCGCCGCAAGCTGGTGATGAAC